TTTCATACTATTTTTAAGCATTTTGGGTTTGCAGTAAATTCAGATAGCCATGATTTATACTTTTGGGGGAAAAAATGTTAAGCCAAATTCGTGATGTTATTGGCGACAAAGCTATAATTTCTACAGAACCTTTTGGGGTAGATGAAGAAAGACAGTTAATAGCTTTTGAAGTTAATGATTTAGCTGCTGTACTTCGTGAGGTTATACAAGCCTGTGCCGATTGTTGTTTAAATGAAATAGACAGAAATGCAGTTTTAGAATTACTTAATTAAGCAGTACAAAGGGGAAAATATGTCACAACATTGGTATTGCGCTTTAACTGGCGCACCACGCTACACCATGACTGGTAAAAACGGCAAGGAACGGTCAGTAACTTTGCGTGATGCTAAAGCAACGCCAGGTACTTTAGTGCCGTCTGTGTCCACCATAAATGGGCAGTTGTCTAAAGATGGGCTAAATACATGGCTTCAAACAGAGGCCATTAAAGCGGCTGCTGAAAATCCACGCCAAGAAGGTGAAGAAGAAAAAGACTACATTAGTCGAGTATTGGAGTTGTCTAAAAGAAAGTCCCAAGACGCTATGGCTAGGGGTACTCTTATACATGACTTCATAGAGAGCTTCTACAACCAAGAATACCTACCAGAGATGCCTACCTATGTCCGCAAGGTAGATGACGCTATAACGGCTCATTTTGGGGCGCAGCTATGGATTCCTGAGCAAAGTCTAGTAAACCAAGAAGGCTATGGCGGTAAGTGCGATTTGTACTGTAAGCCACGCCATGACTTTGATGGGGTCGTAATTGACTTCAAAACCACGGAAAAAAGCCCTGGTGATTTAACACCCTATCTAGAGCATACACTACAGCTAGCAGCCTACAGAGAGGTTTTAGCGCCCAAAGCACGGTGCGCCAATGTATACATTAATGGCGAAACTGGCGAGGTTGCTATATACGAACATACTGAGCAAGCCATTCGTGATGGTTACGAAATGTTTTTAAGTCTTTTAAAAATATACAAATTAAAAACTGGGTTAAACTAAATTCAAGAGGTGGTAGGTGTGCTTTCCCCTTTGCACAACCATACATCACGGAGTCCTGCCACCTCACCTTATTTAAGGGCGTTAAGCCGCCAATGTAGGATGCAGTAAGTTAGGGTTTTTGCGGCTTTCCACCTAACGAGTAGCAACTGCCAAATACAGCCCAAATGTTTCTTATTGTTTACAAAGCGTTGTTTTTGTGCAACATATTAGGGAAAACACCTATTAAAAAGTGCATGAAATTTCAATAAATTAAAGTTTCTAAAGGGGAAATTATGAAAGACGGACATTACATAGAGTCAGTAGTTTTTGGCAATACTACAGTTGAATTGCGTGGTTATAACAATGAAATAACCTATGCTTACATTGGCGACAATGACATTACAGAAATGGCACATGAGCTTAATTTATGGCCTACATTTGATGATGCAATATACGCTTAGGCATGAGAAACGACATATACAAAAGGTTAGAAGACGAACCTAACCCATGCCAACATTGCGAATATAAACAGCGTTGCGCTACAGAAGAATTAGCTTGCCGCAGGTTTCTTTGGTACATTAATGAAGAAAGATGGGTAAATAAACCCCAGACTGAACCAGACAAAAAATTGTACAAAATGGTTTTTAGTCCTGAAAGTGACGCAGTTTTAAAAACTTACCTACGCAATTTGCGTAAGCGTTTAAGGGATGGAAAAGACCTTTTCGATGTTTAAAAACAACAACCACCTTATTTTTGACTTACAACATCTTAGCGCCAAAGAAAAGCGCAAAGAAATAACAAAATGTAACCCATTGCATTACATATTTGGGTTTACCCTAGTTTCTAAACCTTGGCTAACAATAGAAGAAATTTATGAACATTCAAATAGAGATAGTTAAAGAGAATAAAGATGGGTCAGCAGACGCCTTAGTGCATTTTGACAAAGAAGGTCTTGGAATGTTGGTAGAGGCTGGAATTATTAGTATTTTGCGCCAATACATTGAGCAAGAGAAAAAAGCTAAAAAGGGGAAAAAATGAGTACACGGTCATTTGGAATGATGGGTAAAACCTATAAAACAACTCAGGAAGCGTTTAAAGAGGCTGACTACTACACAGCTATACAAAGACCCCAACAAAGCGAATACAGCCACATTTGGTGCATTTTAGGGGTACTTTGCGTATTAGTTGGAATTGTATTTGTATTTAGCCGTTTTTGAGCTTAAAATAACGAAAACCCCTAAAGAGCGACTAACTCTGTAGGGGCTTCTAACCACCACAACTTATAGGAGTTGGTATGGCTGACCAAATTATAACTCAAGAGTTTTTACACAAAATGTATGAATACCGCAATGGTGTTTTATACAAAAAACCACAATCAAAGCGTAGTAAAAAAGATTTAATTGCTGGAACTATAAGAAATGATAGATATATAAGAGTATCTATTAATTACAAACTTTATTATGCTCACCGTTTAATCTATATGATGTTTTATGGCAAAATGCCTATACAAATAGACCATATTGATGGAAACCCGTCAAATAATTGTATAGAAAATTTACGATTAGCAAACACTACACAAAATAGTTTTAACAAAACAATGTTTATTACTAACAAATCTGGCTACAAAAATGTGCATTGGCACAAACAAGCAAACAAATGGTCTGTTGAAATAAAGGTTTACAGTAAAAAAATGTATTTTGGTTTATTTAAAGACTTAGAGTTAGCAGACCTTGTGGCACAAGAAGCTAGGAATAAATACCACAAAGAATGGGCTAACCATTCTTAGCCATTTGTAAAGCCTCTTGTTCTTCTTTATCGCAACGAGCAACCCAGCCCTTGCCAAAAATAGGAAATGTCTTTAGTGAACGGTAGTATTCCCTGCGAGTTTCAGAGAATTTAGCGATAAGAGTTGCACTATTACTGGCGGAAATAAGTTCTCTTGTCCTTGAGCCAATAACTCCGTCAGGTACACATCCAAGAGATTGCTGAAGCAATTTAACGCTTCTGCCTGGCCCTGCATTAACTGCCATTGAAAACACAACAAAGTCGAGTCCCCTAGGTAATACTTCTCCATAACAAGGCCTCCAATATTTCAATTCGTACAATGGTGCTACATCTTCTTTAGTTAGCTTTTTAAGGCTTTCTACAGGATGACCTACATACTCTTCCCAAACACGCTTGGTAACGCCTAAATTGGTTTCACCGCCAGGGTCTGATTCGTGATTAACCCAACCACCTTCTGACTGTAATACTAAATCTAAACATTCTTTAAAACTCATTTTTTTAGGTTAGCCATGATGCGAGTGCCAAACAAAAAGCCAAAAGCTATGTTGGCAGCTTCTATGCCTATTCTTTGAATTTCAGGGGCTACTGGCAAGAACAGAGTGCTTATGCCTACGACAATGACAAATAATGCTCCTAAGTAGCGACTAGAGGCTCTAAGGTCTATTACCCATTGGCTAGGTTGCCCATAAGGGTTGTCTAGTTTTGCAATGGCTTCTAGCTTTGCTATTTCATTTTGGTCTAGCTTTATTTGGTCATCAACATTTAAAGGTTTTACACCACCTGTAAACATCCCAATTAGGCTTTTAATGCCGTCTATTCCTACAGGCACTAATGCGCCAATAATGGTTTCTAAAATCATTTGCCAGTAATGTAATGACTAATAAAGCCTACAAAAGCGGAAATGGCAGAAACCACCATCATGCCAGCCCAAAGACCGCCACGACCTTTATTGGCTAACTCAAGAAGTTGCTTAACATCTTTACGCAATTCAGCTACTTCGTATTCCATAGCTTCTACTTTTTGCCAAGTAACGCCAAATTTTACAGGGTCAATTTCCACAAGCGTTCTCACTTTGTTTTAGGTTTGCGTGTAGTCGCTTTTTTAATTGTTTTCTTTGCTACTTTTTTGGCAGCAGGTTCTTTTTTGACAGGAAAGTCAAAAGCTGGTTTAGCTTGAAAACCAAACTTGTCTAAAATCCATGTAAATGTAAAGTTCATGTTAGACCTTAATAATAAAATTAATACCGAGGTACGGTGGCAAGTTAGCATTTGTTCCGCTAACACCAGTAGAGGCATTTGCTACAGAAATACCTGTTACAGCAGTATTAGTATTTATAGTGCCTGATGCAATAAGAGAGCCATTTCCCCCAGCTTGTAAAAGCGATGAACCATATCCGATTGAATGAAGGTGTCCCGGGTCTGTAACTGTTGCAGTATGGGTGTGGCTTACAACAACAGCATCGGCAGAACCACCTGTAGCACCAACAGTAGTACCATAAGGCATACGATTACTATAGTTAGGCACATTAAATGTAGTTGAACCATCACCTACGCCAAAGGTTGTGCCAATTATTGCAAAAAGGGCAGCGTATGTAGTACGAGAAACCGCAGCGCCAGCGCACAATAAATAACCTGTAGGTGCTGAAGCGGTAGGCCACATTTGAATAGAGCCTGTAATAACTGAATTAACAGCAGCTACAGCAGTAGAAATGCTTGTGTCTACATAAACTTTTGTAGCTGCGTCTTGCGAAAGAGTAGGGTCTACCACATTAATAATACGATTAGTATTC